CAACGCGTCACGACCAACGCGTCGACCCTCCCTGCTGTCAGGGAACCATCATGAACTGCCCGGTACAGGAAGACTTCGAGCAGGAGCTGGTCATCCGCTGGTCGATCGGCCAGATCGACACCTGGCCCGAGCTGGCGCTGCTGCACCACATCCCGAACGGCGGCAAGCGGGGCAAGGCCGAGGCGGCCAAGCTCAAGCGCATGGGCGTCAAGCCCGGCGTGCCTGATCTGTGCCTGCCGGTCGCACGCGGTGGCTTCCACGGCCTGTACATCGAAATGAAGCGTGCCGATGGCGGGCGTGTGTCGAGCGAGCAACGGGTATGGCTGGCTGCGCTGCACGCGGCGGGGCATTGCGTAGCGGTGTGTGAGGGACACGAGCAGGCGATTGCCGTGCTGCGTGATTACTTGGCGGCCGATGGCCAACAGATGGGGGAAGCGGCGTGAGTGCAACGATGATGTTCGATCCGTTCGGCTTGGTGCTCGAAGTGTTCAACGAACTTTATCCGGCCAAGGCCGCAACCGTCGTGTGGCGGCAAGGCATGCGCGAAAGCGGCAACGCCTGCTATGGCTGCACAGACTTCGAGCATGTGCCGCCGATCGTGTCTGTTGACGTTGATCTGCCGGTGGCTGGGGCGGTCGATGTTCTTGCGCACGAGTTGGCTCACGTAGCCGCTGGCTTTGAGGAAGATCACGGGCCTGCGTGGGAAGCAGCCTTCGGCGCGATCCATCAGCGCTACAGCGAACGCGTTGAAGCACTCGAAGCCGAACAGGAGCTTGCCGCATGACCCCAGCCACCCACGAACCCCACAGCCGCCCGACCTTCCGCGAGCGCGTGCTCGCCCTGGCCGGTCATGGCACGTTCCGCGAGCCGGCAAGCGGCAGCAGCGAACAGCGGCAGATACCGGCCGATCACCTGATCGCCGCGGCCCTGAGCTTTGGCCGGCGCAACCCGCGCGATGTGGGGCCGGACATGGCGGTGGATATGGCGACGGGCCGCCCGGCGAATTACCTCAAGTGCTGCGAGTGGGCTGGAAGGGCCATTGCGGGCGACAGAGGCGCGCCGGCACGCCGAGCCAAGCCCTGGGCTGCCCACGTCGCTGTGAGCGCCTACAACGCGCTCGTTCGCGGCTACAGCGTGCCGCCGGCGCCTGAGGGTTGCCGCGATGACGACTGGGCCGAGCTGGTGCTGTTCGCGTGCCTGCTGCTGGAATATGCGGCCGAGGATGCGCTGGCGTTGGCGGGGCGTAGGCATCGGAGGGTGGCGTGATGTGGTTTTTGATGTGGTGGCATACGGCGATGTTTCTTACGGGCTGCTTGGCAACAGGAGCAGCAGTCGGCTATTGCGCAAGGCTGCTGATGCGCCGAAGGCCGCGCGCTTGACTTCACCCACGAACCTGCAACCATTGCCCAAGATGCGATAGTTTTGCGGTGAATGCGCAGTGGTGATGCGCGCATGGTCTGATAAGCCGACGGATTCTAGAGCGCCGTCAAAGCTGGAACTTCACCACCGGCCACCGCAGATTCACAACAAGCCCGGCCACGCGCCGGGCTTTTCTTTTGGGGTGTTGGCAGAGTAGTTACCGGCCGCGTGCTGTTCCTGGCGCCGCGAGGTCGGGGCGTCTGAGACGCATAACCTTGGCAACCCGTGCACTGAAAAGCCGCTGCAGCAGCGTTCCATCACCCCAATTCAACTGAGCCGGCCGACGCCAAGGCGCCGTAGCAGCCGCAAGGCTCGCCGGACTTATTCGAGACCACGACATGGCACAGACGAAGCTAGGCTCGTTCGTAGAAGCGTGGGCGAATATCGCCGTGGGCTTCAGCATCAACTGGTGCGCGAACATGGCGATCCTGCCGCTGTTCGGCTTCCGCGTCACCGGCGGCCAGGCGTTCGGCATCGGCGTGATCTTCACCGGCATATCGCTGGTGCGGCAGTACGTGTTGCGGCGCTGGTTCAACGGGCTGAAATTCGGGAATCGCGCGGAAGCGCGGACTGTCACCGTACCGGAGCCGACAGCATGAGCATCGGCGACGTGAACAGCACGGCGCGCGGCTCAGGCGCCCGCTACAACGACGGCAAGGTCGCTTTTGAGCTGATCCCCGGCCTAGCGCTGGAAGATTGCGCCCGCGTGTTCGACTACGGTCGCAAGAAGTACGCCGCGTGGAACTGGGCCAAGGGCATGCAGTGGATGGTGGTCTTTGCCTGCCTGCTGCGACACCTGTACGCATGGGCGCGAGGCGAGGACAACGACCCCGAGAGCGGCTTGCCTCACTTGGGGCATGCGATGTGCAACCTCGTCATGTTGTCAACGTTCGCGCGAACCTATCCCGAGGGCGACGATCGGCCCAAGGGCTTGTTCGAGGTTCCGGCCGCCAAAGCGCTGGACAGCGTGAGCATGGCGCCACCCAATTGCGACGCCGGGCCGTTCAACTGATGTTGTGCCCGAAGTGTCAGGGCGAGCGCGCCGTGCGCAACGGTGGCGGGCGCTGCTACTGCCGTGACTGTGGCAAGTTCAGCATGGCTCCGCCTGAGCGCACGCCCGAGGAAGTGAGCGAGGCAACCCTCGCGCGCCAAGGCTGGGCGCCTGAGCACGGCATCACCACGCCGCTGCCACTGGGGCAAAAGCTGCGCGGCACCTCGACACTCATCGACAAGCGCACTGGCGAGACCGTGCTGCAATGGGTGAAATCCAGTGAGGATGCGGAGCAACAAGCCGCGATCTTCCGCGCCGCGTGCGAAGCGATGGCCGCCGACCTTCCGCAGCTCAAGCCACGCAAGGCGAAAGGTTGCTGGCGCACCGATCTACTGACTGTCTACCCGATTGGCGACCCGCACATCGGCATGTACAGCTGGGCGGCCGAGACCGGCGAAGATTGGGATCTTGCGATCGCCGAGCGCGTGCATTGCGGCGCGATGGCTGAGCTGGTGGACAGTTCGCCAGCGACCGAGCAAGCCATCCTGCTGAACCTTGGCGACGCGCTGCACTACGACAGCCTGGCTGCGGTCACGCCGCGCAGCGGGCACAACCTCGACGCTGATGGCCGCTACGCCAAGATGGTCAGCGTCACGATCAAGATCATTCGCCAGTGCGTCGAGTCTGCGCTGACGAAACACAAGCGCGTGCACGTCATCAACCTGCCCGGCAACCACGACGAGACCGGCGCGCTCTGGCTGTCGATCGCACTGGCGCATGTGTACGAAAACGAGCCGCGTGTGACGGTCGACACCAATCCGTCAGTGTTCAGCTACTACCGCTGGGGCAAGGTGCTGCTGGGCGCGCACCACGGCCACGCGTGCAAGCCGGCTGCGCTGGCCGGCGTCATGGCATGCGACCGCGCGACCGATTGGGGCGAGACAACGCATCGGCACTGGCTGATCGGTCACATCCACCACGAATCCAAAAAGGAGTTCTCCGGCGTCACTGTCGAGAGCTTCAACACCCTGGCCGCCAAGGACGTGTTCGCCACCAATGGCGGCTGGCGTTCCGGCCGATCAATGCAGGCGATCGTGTATCACAACGAGCACGGCGAAGTAGCACGCGCGAAGGTACATGCGGCGATGTTCGCGGAGGCGGCGTGACCACGATCGCCTACGACGGCAAGACGCTCGCCGCTGATCGGCAGATGGGCGACTGGATGAATGTCGGAAAGATCTTCAAGCTCAAGGATGGGCGACACATCGCGGGTGCCGGGAAGAACTTCGACGCGATCCGGCGCATTGTCGCTTGGCTGGCCGCGGGGGCGAAACAGAACGACCGCCCGGACATTCAAAGCGAGGACGCTCCCGACCTGTTGATCGTCGACAGCAAGGGCGCGTGCAACTGGATGACGTGGCCGTATCACGAAGGCTTGGTTATCACTGAGCCGTTCTTTGCCGTTGGCTCTGGCTGTGAGTACGCGCTTGGGGCACTGGCTGCAGGCGCGAATGCGCGCCGCGCCGTCGAGATTGCTTGTCGCTTTGACTCTGGCTCAGGCAAAGGCATCGACGCTGTGCGCGTCGTGAAACCCACCATCACCCAACCGCGGCGCAAGCCTGCACGCAAGGGCTAAGCCATGCGCGACGACATCGGACAATTCCGACATTTCGACAACTTCAACGGCGCGGTTGCGCTCTCTTTCTTCGGAGCGACCGTGGCTGGCTGGTCTATCAACGAATGGGCCGCGCTCGCTGCGCTGTCGTACTCCCTGCTGTTGATCGCACAGAAGATCTGGCAGTTCGTGCGCTGGCTTCGGCCCAAGCCGCCGACGCCATGAAAGTGCCGGTGAAGAGTGGTGGCCTGATCGCACTAACGATTGCCGCCGCCTTGGTGGCCAAGTATGAGCCGGCCGCCAATATCAACAAACCGTACTGGGACCCATCGGGCACGGTGTGGACGGTGTGCGAAGGCCATACAGGCAACGTCGATCCGAAGCGCACCTACACGAACGCAGAGTGCCACGCGTTCAAGGTGGCTGACCTTGCTATTGCGCAAGGTCACGTCAACCGATGCTTGCCGATGCCGAAGCTCCCGCAGATCGAGGGCGCACTGACTGACGCCGCCTATAACGCGGGGCAGGCTGTCGTGTGTGGCTCGACGCTGCAGCGCTTTGCGTTGGCGAATGATTGGCCCGCCGCTTGCGCCGAGTTGTCGCGCTGGGACAAGGCTGGCGGACGCGTACTGCCTGGCCTGACGCGCAGGCGCACGGATGACCGCGCTATCTGTGAGGGTAAAGCGGTGCTTGATTTGTGGGCTAAATCGTGACCGAGGTTTATTGACATGATCATCCTCAAAATCATCCTCATTCTCGCCGCGCTCGCCTTCGGCCTGTGGGTCGCCTGCTCTGGCAGCGGCCCGGACGCGCCGGCATGAGCGTGCTCGATCCGTATCTCGCGTATATCAAGATTTTCTTGTGGTCGCTATCGGTTAGCGTCGCGTTCTTTTTCGGCCATCATCTCGGCGCACAAGCCGGCGCCGTGAAGTTGGCGAAGGCCACGGCAGCCGCAGCGCAAAACGCTGCACATGTAGCCGATCTTGCGACAAAGGCCAGCGAGGCGGCGCGTGCTGCCGAGCACAAGCAGGCTGATGCATTCAATGCAATCTCGCTCAAGTACGAACAGGACAAATCCAATGCGCAAGCCGATGCTGATCGCACTATCGCTGATCTGCGCGCTGGCAATCTCAGGTTGCGAGCGTCGTGGCGTTGTCCGGCCGCCAGTGCCAGCGTGCAAGGTGCTGCAGCCAGTGCCAGCGAACATCAAGCAGCGAATCGACTACAAGAAGAAAGTGTTGGACGAATTGATCGAGCCGTCTCCGAGCTCCAAGCCCAGCGCGACGCCGCGCTAGACCTGCTCGAAGCCGAGCGTCAGCCGTGATCGAACGCCTGCGCGCCGCATGGGCCGCCCTAAATGGCGGCCTTGTGCTGTCCGGCCACGGCTGGGTGGTGGTGTTCAAAGAGCCAGGCGAAGTGACGCGGTGCCGCTGGGACGGCGTGACCACCGACACCGCCGCAACGATGTTGTATCAGGCCGCCGATTCATTGGTCGACCGCATTCATGGACACTCGACGATTCACTGAGATGAGCGACAAAGACAAGAAGAACGCGACCAGTTTTCGGCCGGGACAATCGGGCAATCCTGGCGGGCGGTCGCCGAAGGTCGGCCCGAACGGCGAGACGATCACGGCATTGTGCCGCGCCAAGACAGTCGATCTGATCGAGCGCGCGTTCGCCATCGCTACGGCCACCACGACCGAACCCAAGGACGCACTCGCAGCATGCTTCGGACTACTCGACCGCGGCTGGGGCAAGCCGAAAGAGTCCGTCGACATCGACGCGAGCGTGAAGGGGTCGGGCGTGCCGATCATCCAGATCGTGCGCATGCCTGCGGCCGATGGCACGGATTGAGCTCACGCCGCCACAATTCGATTTCGTCACCGCCGAGGATCAATTCCCCGCGATGGTTGCCGGCTTCGGTTCTGGCAAAACGCACGCGGCCATCATCCGCGCGCTAGCGAAGAAACTGCAGTATCCCGGCCAGAACGTCGCCTACTACCTGCCGACCTACGATCTGGTGCGGCGCATCGGCTTCCCGCGCTTCGCCGAAACGCTCGAA